AAAACAAGGGATAGCGAATGACAGATAAATCCAGAGATGACCAGTGGCACCTTGATAAGAAGGTACCGTTGTCGCTGATATTTGCCATGATCGTCCAGGGGGGTATGGTGATCTTGGCAATTGCTGACATCAAAAAAGACGTCGAGGTGTTGAAGTCAGACACCATTAACTTGCACCAGCGTGCAGCAGCGCAGAACGACTCCTTCAAAGAGGCTATGCAAGTGATGCGCGACCAGTTCAGGAATCTGGATTCCAAGCTAGACCGGCTGATTGAGAGGCGCAAGTGAGATCCGCCGACGCCGCAATATTAATCGCAGCGATTGCGCTGTTCTGGTCCGTGTACCGCGCACACAAAGACCCCAACTTCACATTCAACCTGCTTGACCTGTTGATGGATGGCGGGCGGGTCAGCAAGACTTCATTCGCATTCATGACGACCTTGCTGCTTACCTCTTGGATCATGCTGCGAATCACCCTCGACGGCAAGCTGACAGAAGGCTACTTCGGAGCATACGGGGCTATGTGGGTCGGTCCGCTGGTTGCCAAGATGTTCGCAGCACCATCGCCTCCCGGAACGACTACGACAGATACCTCCAGTAAGACGACAACCACAACGGAGAATCCATGAACATGACCTATGGACCGAATGGCCTAGCGCTCACAAAGTCGTTTGAGTCCTGCCGACTGATGCCATACAAGGACGGAGGCGGCGTCTGGACAGACGGATGGGGGAATACCCACCGCGTTTTGCCTGGAACCGCCATAACAAAAGAGAAGGCCGACAAGGATCTAGTCATGAACGTGGCCGACGCTGTGGACACGGTGAATGACTACGTGACCGTGCCGCTGACGCAGAACCAATTCGATGCTCTGGTGGATTTCACATTCAACTGCGGCACATCTGCTTTCAAGACTAGCACGTTGTTGAAGTTGCTCAATGCTGGTGACTATGCCGGAGCATGCGCCCAGCTTGCGCGATGGAACAAGGACAACGGCCAAGTCGTGGCCGGACTGACACGCCGCCGAGCAGCAGAGCAAGACCTGTTTATGAGGGCTGACACATGATCCCGCTGCCCTACAAACTGCTGGGCCTGCTGCTGACCATGCTGGCTCTGGTGGGCACGGTGCTGGGCTACGGCCACATGCAATTTAACAAGGGCGACCGCCTGGCCACCGCACGCGCCCAGGCGGTGGTTGACAAGCAAAAGAGCGAGGCTGCAGCCCTGCGCGCCCAGCTCACCCAAGAGCGCCTCGACAACGCCACAGCCCTGGCAAACCTCAAAACCCAACTGGAGAGCAAACGTGAAACACTTCAAACTGCGAATACTGCTGATCTGCACCGTCGTCTCACTGGCCCCGGCCTGCGGTACGTCGCCCCCCAAGCCGCTGGATGTGGGCGTAGTGGTGGAAGCCCCGAAAGCCCAGCGCCAGGACCCGCCAGTGACCAAGCCACCGCCGTCGTACAACTTCCTCGAGCGATTAGCGACGATCTTTGGCAGCTCAGTGCCGACGCCGAAAGCCTCAAAATAGATTACGGGGTGCTGTATGAGTACATGCACAACCCGAAGTTGGTGTGCGAGCTGAGGCAGTAGCGCTCGCCACCGCTCGAATATCTCCCCTCTGGTCTTCGGGCTGGAGGGGATTTTTTTCGTTTGTACTCAGCGGGTCTGTGTAAAAATCGGTGTAATCTGGTGCAATTCAGGGGCGTTTCCTGGCTGCCTTCAAAGTTTTTCCTATCTGAATCCCGCTGTGGCCCTGACATTCACCAGCATTCACACTGCAGGGGTCACAAGTTCGAAACTTGTACTGCCCACCAATCAATATAAGGGTTTCATGCTACCAAATAAGTAGCAAATAGAAGCCCTGTGTAATGTTCCGGTGTAATCAGGCTCGCGCTTCCTTCTTGGAAGCCCGGGCCTTTTTTACTGGCGGCGGCATTACCAAGTCCCCCAATTTACCAAGTGCCGCGCGCTGACGATCGACCTGAAGATGCGCATATCGTTTCGTGGTCTGCACATTGCTGTGCCCCAGTATTTCCCCGATTGTGTAGAGGTCCACGCCCAGGCCCAGCATGATGCTGGCGCAGCTGTGGCGTAGGTCGTGGAAGTTAACGTGCTCAAGGTCTGCCTTCACGCGGGCGCGCTGCCAACTGGTTTTTAGGCCCTCGAAGTTCGTTTCTAGCGGGAAGTACTTGAGCCAAGGCCGAAGGGCAGGGACGATTGGGATGACCCGCGTTTTCAACGTTTTGGTGTGGCTACTGGGAAGTGTGATGGTGTCGCGCCCTATGTGTTCTGGTCGAATCTGCAGGATCTCTCCACGGCGCGCACCGGTAAGCAAGGCGGCCCAGATGGCAGCTTGCATCTGCTCTGTGCAATGCTGTGCAATTTTCTGGACCTGTGGCACCTCGAGGAACACCTCGCGCTTGTTGTTGACCGCCACGCCTTTGATGCGCAAACCGTAGTTCTCAGGTGTAAGGTTCTTTTCCCAGGCCAAGGCAAGGCCCTTCTTCGCGGTGGCCAGGCTGCGGTTGATGGTTGCTGGCGCATAGGCTGGTTTCATTTCGCCGGTCTTCTCGTCCTTGACCTTCTTGCTCATGTCCTTGATGACGTGAGCGGCAAACTGGCGGGCCTCGCTGGCTTTGTATTTCTCAGCCCATCGGCCAAGCCGTAGAGCGTGGTATTCGGACGTGTCCGAGCTGCGCAGGCCTTTGGCGTGTTCGATGTAGAGAGCCAGCACCCCGGTCATAGGCGGGTCGCCCGGTATGTTCACGGCCTTGGGTGACTTAATCACCGCGCCGCGAAGTTCTGCCTCTATGCGCTTGGCATCACCCGCAGTTGTACCCTCCGGCAGGATTCGGTGAACCCTTTGCCCGCTGACCATAATGCCGATGTGTTTACGGCCGTTTTTGTCTTCCCAGATTGACATTGATTTACCTTAAGCCACGCTTTGCATTCGGCCAGGTCGTAGCGCTTGGACCTGACACCTACCGGGGTGAATGGTAGACCATCGTGCTCCAGGCGCCTGACGGTCGATTCGCTGATGCCCAAGGCAGCGCATAGTTGCTGGCGCGTTAGGTCGGTCATCCAGCCACCTCAAAACGATTGTGTTTGCGCATATTCTCGACTGCAGGAAGGACCTGCAAATTGTTTTCAACATGGAGTCCGCTGACCAGCTTCCCGGCTAATGGGATATCGTGGTCAACGTGATGGGGTATGCCAGTGGCTCGGGTCATATCGATGGCGTGTTGCTTTCGTCCACCGGCTCAAAATCGTCCTGCGACATGGTGCCTACGCTCCATGCGCTCCATACGCGGGTGCAGTGGTAGGTGCAGCCTAAGCCAGCCGCTATCAGGTCGGTCAACTCTTCTTTGGACAGCTCCCGCGCTTGGCTTGGCTCCACCGGGGATGCGCCTGCTGCTGCGTAGAGCTCGTTCCTGCCTTGCGGAAGGTCACATTTCCAGTCGTCCATTTCCCGCTCACCCGTTGCACTGATGAAGATCGAGGCCACCGACTTTTGAGATTCAAGCGCCGCCAGCCGCAGTCGTGCGTTGTAAAGCTCAACGTGCTGGCCTTTTGATAAGGTGGTCAGCCGTGCCACCTCACCCTGCGCAGCCGTTATGGTGGTAATCGCATGGCGGTACAAAGAGCGGCCTTCCGGCGTGACTTCCATGTCGAGGGCTTCGGTAAGTTTCGCGATCAGTTTGGTGGTGTCGGTCATAGTGTTTGATCTCCTTGGCAAAGTGGGCAGGTCAACAGGTAGTCATTCCACGGGTCCATTCCGTCGCCATGGCAGCGTGGGCACTCGGGTTCGTCGTGAGAATCATCGTGGTCGTTGCACTCATCGCAGCCATTGCAGCCCTGCTCGCATGTATGCTCCGGTTCTGGCTGCTGCCCAACAGGTCGTTCGACCGTATTCACTTCGTTCATCGTTCAACTCCAGCGTTAGCCGTCAACATCCGCCATGCGCTGGCTGCGCACAGTGGTACTTGTCCGTTTCCAATGGCTTTAAGTCGGTCCACCCGAGGGGCCACCCCATAATCCACTCGACCCACGTCGGGTTCAGACTGCCACCAACTTGATCGGCCAAACCCACTTGTGGGTCCGATGGCTTGCGGCCTGTCAATTTCAGGACGGTGGATTTCGGCTCCACCACACTGGCACTGGGTGTTCGCCACATCGTCGCAGCCATGCTTAGAGGCGTTCCCCCTTGAGCGTATGGCGTTTTTCGAAGCCCCGTATCGCTTGCAACTGGTGTTGACCATCGCTTCACTGCCTGCGCCAAGTCCACCTGCACCTTCTTGCCCGATGCTGAGTACGCAGTCCGTTCGCTGCGCCAGTCCGTCACATGGGCCACAGAGCGCCCGTCGTTCGGGCATGTTGGCGTGGGCCACAAGCCAGAACCTGTCACGCTGGTGGTTCGCGCCAACGTCGGAAGCTCCCAGCACTGTCCACTTGCAGTCATACCCGAGCGCGGCCAAGTCACTGAGGACAACTCCAAGTCCCCGAGTAAGCAGAGCTGGGCTGTTTTCCACAAACGCGAAGCGGGGTCGAACCTCGCCAATGATGCGCGCCATGTGAGTCCACATGCCGGATCGTTCGCCGCTGATTCCGGCACCTTTCCCGGCCAAGCTGATGTCCTGGCACGGGAATCCGCCAGAAACCACGTCAACAATTCCACGCCAAGGGTTTCCGTCAAAGCTGCGAACGTCATCCCAAATCGGGAAGGGCGGGAGAAGACCGTCATTTTGTCGGGCGGCAAGTACGCTTGCGGGGTAGGGCTCCCACTCGACGGCGCAGACAGTATTCCATCCAAGCAATTTGCCGCCGAGTATTCCTCCACCAGCGCCTGCGAAAAGAGCCAACTCATTCATATTCCTTTGCTTTCCGCCACCGTGTTGATGGCTAACAGGTCAATCAAGGCCGGCCGACCTGCGGCGGATTATTTCCGGCGTTCGGGTGCACCAACAGCCGCCCGAAGTGATTGCCGCACCATCTCTTTAACGGATGCCATGTCGTCTTCCCAATGCTTGCGCGAAGTCGCATTTGCTTCGCAGCCCACAATGCTTAGGTCTACTCGGCGCAGCACTTCCAGCAAGTCTGGCGCGGCAGCAATTAGTCGGGCGTTTGCTGTTGTTCTCTTCCCGTTAAAGCAATGCTGGACAGACGCTATTGGCATGCGCTCGCCCTTGCTTGGATAAACGGAATAGTCTGTCATGCGCCCGGTTTCACTAATTGCAAAATCAAGCGTTTCGTTTTCCCAAGCATCCATCACCCACGGGCCGGGTGTGTGTTTAGCCTTATTTGTCATTACTGTTCTCCCAAAAGTTCTGCATAACAGGTTGGTCAATCCAACTTTTCAAGCGACTTACCGCCAGCGTTATCTGGCACCCAACCTTCGCAGTCGCACACATAGCGATTAAGTGTGGCTACTGTCCCCCGGTTGAATCCATGCGGCGCGTCGGGGTGTGCGGTGCATGGCACTTCATACACACCCGGATTCACTATCTTTTCGTCACGGGTTGTCTTGCGCATTTGTGGCACTGTCAATCGTTTCTGTGCCCATGCAACGCCATCCTTGAACCCGTTGCGGTACGTTCCAACGTCACCATTGGGTTGCTTGCGTAGGTAGTTCCCGATTGCTGTTTTGGTAATCGTCATGCTTGCTCTCCTTCATTTGTTCCAGCCCGATAACCGGGCAATCAACCGGACAAGCCGGTTATTTCTGCGTTCGGGTGCGCTGGTCACGCCGACACCTCGTAGGCAAACTCAATCCGCGTGATGATGGTGTCGGGTGTGCAGCCCTTGTTCGTGGAGCAGAACATGGCGACAAACTGCTCCGGCGTCATTTCTGGAAAGCCCTCGCGGCGGCATTCGCTGCGACCATCGACCCAATGCTCGGTCATGCTGCACAGGTGCTCCCGGCGCACGCTGACCACACGCATCGGTGAGCCCAGCTTCTCGATCTTCTCGCCGGGCTTGAGGCCCATGCACTTCTTCACTGGCTGGAAAAGATCGCCAACCTTCAGGTGCAGCCATCCCAGTCGGCGCGTGACGCCTTTGGACTGGTCCATCACCTGGCCAGTCGTGAGGGCGAAGGACATGTTTCTCACGATCAGTCCTCCGCGTGCTGCATAGCCTTCTGGCAGTCGGCGGCCACGTCCTTGGCGCGCGCTGCCGTCAGCTCCTGCAAGGCCTTGTTGGCAATCGCGGTGGGCGACTTGGCGCCGTAGATCATGGAGCTTGCGTAGCTGCTCGGATGGCTCATGCACTTGCCTATGGCGCCGCACAGGTCCACCGGCATGATCTTGAGGGTATCGGTCACGCTGCCACCTCCTGCGCCTGGTTCAGCATCCGGCGTGCGACTTCCTCGACAGCCGCTTCCATCAGCACCGGTGGTGAGAGCCGCACGATGTCTTCGTACAGGTTCATGGCATCCCCGGCGGCCAACAAGCCAGGACCGGTGAAACCATACTTGCGATGGCATTGCTGAATGCGATCGCACTCGGTAAGTGCTTCGGCACCGGCCTCCATCACTTCGACTGCGCGGAAGTCGATCGCCTCAGCGCGCACCACGCCCACATTGAAGGCGCAAGCCACTCGGTTGAAGTCTGCGGCCGTTGCGGTGCCAAGTTTCAGGCGCTCGAATGCGAGCCGGGTCATGCCCATGATGGCCTGGTAGTTATCCACGGGCTGATCCTGCAGTCCGTCCAGTACCTTGGTGTCCCAGGCTGCCTTGGTGGTAAACGCCACCGGTGCCGGGCCAGACTTCAGAAACAGGCTTTCCGGTAACGTGGGTGCCACGTAGTTCAGCATGCTGACGTCGAATGACGGTGGGTTGTGCTTGGCATGGCTGGCAAGGCGGTGTGCAGTATTCATGTACGTACTCCATAGCTTGGGATTTCCAGTGCACGCATTGCGCCCTGGCGAATTGGTTGGGCCACCTCGCCGTAGCCGGTGCTGTACGCCTCTTTGGTGCTGGCGTTGCAGATCACGATGCTGGTGGCCTCGCCGGGATGGCGCTGGCGCGGCGCAACTTTCTCCAGTCCGAGCGACTTGCGCTGGGTAGGGGTCAGGCCCTCCATGGGCTTGAGGTAGGTAGGGTTTTTGGGTTTCATGTGGTTTCCAGTTCTGCTACTGAATTCGTAGCTGGTTGTGTAGTGTTTATGAGAGCTACAGCGTCGATTCGCTCACCGATCCAGCGGACGTTATTGACACACCAGCTATTACCCAAAGCCTTGTATCTGGGTCCATCAGCGAATGAGCGCATGCACTCTTCTTGGGTCTTGCTGCCGCCACGCATCAGGTACTTCAGGAAGTCCTGGTCAAACTTCTCTGGTCGCACCGTCTTGATCTTTACGTTGGGGATCAGGGTGTAGTCATCAGGAAATGACTGCAGGCGCTCGCACTCGCGCGGAGTCAGGCGGCGCACCTGCATGGAGGTGGCCACATTCCACGGTTTGGTGGCGTCTATTGCGCCCGTGCGTTCCACCATGGTTTGCGGCGGGCGCTCTTCCCGGCCTACTGCGGGTTCAGCGCCACGCATGCGGCTGTCAAACGCGATGGCAGGCGCGTGGGCACCGGCGGCCAGCGGGTGGCATGGGTCGACCGCCTTAGGGCTGCTGCGGTTTGCCACGCTGGTGACTTGGGTGGTGTCGAATGCCAGGATGTTGGCGCACGGGTCTGTGCCTGTAGTCAGCGGCGCGGTGCGGTCACCTTCTTCAAACACAGCACCGTCGCCTTCTCCGCGCAAGGTGTGCGCAGTCTGGTAAACGGCATACGGCGCTTCGTGGTTGCAGTTGAGCGTCGGAGCCATGTCAGCGCCAATTTCAGCGCCCGCTTGACCTGTTGCGACGCATAAAGTTCGCACTGGAATCAGGGTTTCGCAGGTATCAACGTCCGTGACTGGCGGGCGATCACCTCCCATCTTGTTGCCACCAGCGCGAAGGGTTGGCGATACCACGGCAATGTATGTGTCCGAATCTTCGCGGTTACTGGCATTAGGCTGCCCGCGCAATGACTTCGCCACCGGTAGGATCAATTCGTCTTTGCTGCCTCCGCTTCGGGCTCCGTGGCCAGGGCCCCCATTTGCAGCGCCCGCTCTAATTGTTGGGGTAACTGCTTGCCCCGCTTGTCGGCTCGGAGCAGGATGCCCCTGCAAGCTGTGGCGCTCAAAAAGTACCGCTGCGGCACTGCGCCAGTCTCCAAGACATCCGACAACGAACACACGGCGGCGTCGCTGGGCCACTCCGAAGTACTGAGCGTCGAGAACCCGGTAGGCGAACCCATACCCGAGTTGGCCCAACATCCCGAGGAAGGAACCAAAGTCTGCGCCTCCGTTAGATGACAGGACGCCGGGGACGTTCTCCCATACCAGCCACTTGGGGCGATACTTTGCAGCAATGGCACCAAAGGTAAGCATGAGGTTGCCACGTGGGTCATCCAGTCCTTTTCGGAGTCCTGCGACACTGAAGGACTGGCAAGGGGTTCCTCCGCAAAGAAGGTCAGTTGAGACATCAGGCCATTCCTCAAATTTGGTCATGTCGCCCCAGTTGGGCGTATCGGGATAGTGGTGGGCCAGGACAGCGCAGGGGAAGGGCTCAATCTCGCTAAAGGCCACGGCCTTCCAGCCAAGCGGGCCCCATGCCGCGCTGGCCGCTTCGATACCCGAACAGACTGAGAGGAATCGCATGGTGGTCCTAGTGGTTGGTGGTGAAGTGGTGGGCTACGACGCTGTTTAGGCACCAACCCCTTGGTGATGGATAGCGCTTTCGCCCGTAACTGGTTACGCCGTCGCCGACTCAAACTGCTCTTGCACTTCGCTGATGTGGGTCTTCAGCGCTTCGCAGATTTCAGAAAAATCTTCTTCGTGAAACAGGCGCGCAGCCTTTACCACCGTGGCTTCAAACCCGAGGGTGGCGAGGAAGGTGCTGGTGACGTTCACGCCCAGACGCTCGGAGAGCGTGCCCAGGGTCAGCGTGGGGGCGGTCGCTGGCTTCGGTGCCATGGCTTGGCGCACGGTGGCGGGCATCTGCTGTACGACCTGGGTGTGAGTCAGGGCTGGCGCAATGTCAGGCGCTGTGACGATCCGTTCAACGCGGGCAGACTCGGTGGCAACTCGCGCGGCTTCGGCAGCGCGGTCTTTGATCAGTTGCTCTGCGGCAGCAGCAGTAGACGCGGCGTCAGCAGCCAACCTGTCGGCCGTGGCTTTGGCTTCGACCTGCTCCGCTTCCATCTTGGCGCGCGCCTCGCGTTCGGCTTTCTCTTTGGCTTCTGCTTCGATGCGGGCGACGAGGGCCGCTTCCTTGGCAGCTTCAGCGGCCTTGTGGGCGGTGATCCGGTTCTTCACCAGGGCGGTGAAGTCGTCGGCATCTTTTTGCACGATGTGCGCGGCATCAGCAAATAGGAATGAATACTCCAGTTCATCATTCAGCAATGCGAGGTTGTGCTGAATCTTGTCGGCAATAGCGCTTGCCTGAATCTTGGCATTGGCAAGAGTGGTGTTGACGGCATCGCGCAGGCTGTCTACGGTACGTTTACCCTTTACTGCGCCAGCGAAGTCAGCAACGATAGTCGGCATGTAGTGGAATCCAAGGCGCTTATTCAACGCAATGATGTGCTCGCGCAGCGCTGCATTGCCATCTTGGACAATCTCAAGCCGGACCTGTTCCTTTCGGGCAGTCACAGCTTTCTCGCTTGCCAGCCGGGTCTGGCGTGCCAAATTGCGCAAATCAGCAATCGTGCGGCGCAGGTCGTTCACATCCAACATTTGGGCGAGTGCATGCGTCTCGGATGACTCCAGGGCATCCTCAGCTTTCTTGAGTGCCTTGCAGGCTGATTCACAATCGGCAAACTGCTGATCGGTACTGGGTCTTGTCGGTATGCGTTCAATGAAGGCGCGCAGGGCAACACCGAACTCTGGCAGGTTGGACGCCACCACAAGCTGGCCATCCAGGCGCACCGATACGGCGGGCAGGGATTCGACGGGCGCGGCAACTGCGGCTATCGTGGGCGCGGTAGGGACATAGGCGGCAAGGTCGATTGCGAATTGCTTCCAGCCTGCAACGATCTGTGCGCGCAGTTTTGGGTCAGACGCATACCAGCAATGGAGCTCTTCGACCAAGTTGTCGCCATCCCACTTTGTCGCCATGAATAGTGCGCGCTCGGCGCCGGACACCATAAGTTGTTGCTCCATCTGCACCTGATACTGCATCGGTAGGTCGAATCCATTGCCTTGGTCCCGCATGCAAGCGCGCAACTCGTCATTCAGGGTCTTGTGCTCGAAGACCGTTGATTCATCCATGGTCAACCCGTCGAAGCTGGCGGACAGTTCGCCACTTGTGCCGACCATGGGGTATAGGTCTTCGCCGATGATCTTGGCGGCCAACGGGCGGGCAAGCGCCTCAATGCGGTGACCTTCATCAAAACGGCGCTGTGTGGCCGCATCGACAAGCGGTGCGATTCCAGAGTGCAGTTTCTGGAGCAATTGCGTGCGCGTGGTGTAAGCGCTGCAGCCCATCATGGCCGGCGCATCACTGGCGTTTAAATGAGTAGCGCGGTGGGCATGCCATTCGGCACTACCTTGGATCAGGTCATCGTGGGTTTTCATTCTGCGGATCCTTCTGGTTGTTTCACTACCGTGGCGCGCACCATGGCCATTTGGTCGGCGTTCATAGTGGCGATCTTGTTGACGTTGTTGATGATTTTGTCAGCGGTCTTCTTTCCCGACTCAATCAGTTCGCGCCAGGAGGGCAGGTTTTTGGCAAAGTTGGCATCTGTGTAGGCGGGGAGTGCACCGGCGCTAGCCTGGGCCTGTACAGGCTGTACAGG